TCTGTCACGCAGATCTTGCGCGGTCAGTCTCATCTAATATTAATCAGATGCGATTGAGTGCAATGTCAGTTGACGTCTAATTTGTATACTAGTAAGACCAGTTACCGGCCAAGTTGACCCAACAGCATCAAAGACTAAAGTTTCTACTTCTGGTCTAGCTATAGCGTCACATAGTTTTTGCATAACACTAAACTCGTTACCTTCAGTCACACCAAGTCTAACGTAACATTGTTCCATAGTCTCGAAGTGATTAACCATAGCTGTAGTATCATCTGAATCTTGTTCAGTTGTAGAAGTCAGCATTCCAGGTTCAAATCTAGTACTTTCTTTAAAGTATATGTAGATAAAGTCTTCTTCACCCATGATAGATGTGATATTACCAGACATAAACATACCTAAATCAATATCAGTACCAGCATCATGAGAGGTTACAGAACTAGAATCTACTCCACTAGCGTGAAAAATCATTTGCTTGTTTACCATTTCTCTGTTTTTTAAAGTTAATAATTTGTTTTAATTTTTTAAGTTTATGGCTTAAAGTTTATGGTATGGGTTTAATCTAATAGTACAACGTCATGTATTTTTATAACGTGATACAATTTATCTTTATATTGTATACCGTGACCATTATGTTTGTCATAATATATAATATCGTTTTCTTTTATTCCTTCAACTAGATTTCCCGTTGAAACAACTTTTGCCCTTATATATCTATTTTCATCATCTAAAAGAGCATCTGTCATTATCAGTCCTCCTATATTTTTAGGTTCTCCTTTTACTTTTTCTACTACTAAATAGTGATTAACTGCCTTCATTTGTTCTCATGTTTGAAATTACACAATCTGCAGATATAATCGTTGATACCACACTTACTGCATTCTTAAGCGCGGATTTAGTAACAAGTACTGGATCTATAATACCAGAATCAATCATATTAACACTTTTACCAGTTACAACATCAACACCTAAACCTTTTTCAGGTCTTGGCTCCGTTTGTTTTAAACCAGCATTTTCTAATATAATATTGAAAGGAGCTTTTATAGCTTCTAGTAATATTTTTTCACCAACCGCTTTAGCGGAAATTTTTTGAGCTGCATTAAGAAGGGCAACACCGCCGCCTGGTACTATACCCTCCTTTAACGCGGCTTTTGTAGCGTATATCGCGTCTTCTACACGATCTTTCTTTTCTTTAAGTTCTACTTTAGAATTAGCACCAACATTAATAATCCCAACAGAACCACTTAGCATTGCTAACCTTTGTTCATGCTTCTTTTGTATAAATGGATTTTTATCCCATTTTTTTATAACCTTCTTAATACTCTTAATTCTTTCTTTTAATTCTTTTTCTGGAGTATCTATAGTTAATACAGTGTTTTTATCATCAGTTATAGCTGTATGTGCTTCTCCTAAACAATCAATTGTTATTGTATCTAGATCATCGCCTAACTCTTCATTTATAACTTTTGCACCAGTAAGAAAAGCAAAATCTTCACATGTATCATCTTTAGTGGGACCAAATCCTGGTGGATCAATAATATTTACTTTAATATTACCTTTCATTTTATTCATAAGAAGAGCAGCTTTAACCTGTTGATCAACTGGAGCAACAATCAGTAAAGAGCGCTTACTCTTAATAACATGTTCTAATACTGTTTGTATTCTTCTTATATTTGGTATTTCTGATGTTACGATCAATACTAATGGATTGTCAAGTTCACAAACTTGTCTATCTTTATCAGTAACAAAATGTGGTGATGTGAGTCCTGAGTCTATTTGTACACCATCTACAATGTCGACATATGTCTCTTCAGTTGGTGACTCTTCCATTAATACCACACCATCTTTACCTACTTCAGTATAAGCTTCTGCTATAATCTTTCCTAGTTCTGTATCATTATTACAACTAATTGAACTAACAGATTCCAGCATATCGCCCTCGATCTTGACAGAAATCTTATCTAGGTAATCATTTACCTTCTTAAGACCGGAATTTATCCCATCTTTTATCTCTCTAATAGTTCCTTCACTATTATTTACTTCTTTTAATAGTGCTTCAGCAAGGACAGTAGCTGTTGTAGTACCGTCACCTGCTTCTCTCACTGTATTTCTAGCAGCTTCTTTAATAAGGGTTGCACCCATATTTTCAACCGGATCAAATAAGACAACTGATTCTGCTACAGTTACACCGTCTTTTGTAATCACCGGTACACCTCTAGCATCTTCAAAAATTACGCATTTCCCAGATGCTCCTAAGGTTGATTTTACTGCTTTTGCTAGCTTTTCTACGCCAGCTATCACTTTGTTTTTAGCGTTTTCGCCGAAATTTACATCCTTAACGATCTCGCTAGGTTGATTATATTCCATATTAAATTAAATTTGATTA